TCTCCTGATGGTGCTATTGAGATGTCTGGCGGGTTTGACCTCATCTTAGTACACAAGGATTACGAACATGCCTAAAGGTTTAGCAGCAAAGGTTAAAGAGCATAATGCAAAGTCTAAGCACAAAGTTACGACACGCATGTTGCAACAAGTATACAACCGTGGTGTTGGTGCTTATAGAACGAATCCTAGTTCTGTACGCCCTAACGTTAGTTCCCCTGAACAGTGGGCTATGGCACGTGTTAATAGCTTCTTACGCATTGTTAGTGGCTCTAAGTCTGCTAACCACGATAAAGACCTACTTCCATCTGGTCACCCAAGCAGCACTAAGAAACGTGAGTATATCAACGAAGATGCATATGTTGTAGACAAAGCTGATAAACCACTGAACAAGCCGTTCCGTTTACCTGCTGGGTCAAGTAAGAAGTTTGGTGTATATGTAAAGGACGGAGATCGCACAGTTAAGGTTACCTTTGGTGACCCTAATATGGAAATTCGTAGAGACGATCCTAAAGCTCGTGCTAACTTCCGTAGTCGTCACTCATGTGACACAGCAACAGATAAGACATCTGCACGTTACTGGTCTTGTCGTATGTGGAGTAGTAGTACTGTGGGAAGTATGACAAAGAATATCGAAGGCCAAATTCTAAAGGCTGATGATGAACAACGCATGGTCTATGGCTGGGCCTCTGTAGTAACCGAAAAGGGTGAACCAGTAGTTGACCGCCAAGGCGATGTAATTGAGGCTGACACACTTGTACGTGCTGTAAACAAGTTTATGGAACATGTACGTGTCGGTAAAGAGATGCACAAAGGGGATCAGATTGGGGCGGTTATCCACTCCATGCCAGTCACTAAAGAGATTGGTGAATCCCTTGGCATTCAGAGTGACCGTGAAGGCTGGATCGTAGCGTTTAAAGTTTATGACGATGACGTTTGGGCTAAGGTTAAATCTGGTGAACTTGCGGCCTTCTCTATCGGGGGTCGTGCAATTAAAGAGGACTATGATGCCTAACTTACTTAAACAGCTTGAATTGGAAGAACTATCTTTAGTTGACCGTCCCGCTAATGCACAGGCAATGGTCTCTCTATTTAAGCGTGACAACTCCCAAGAGGAAGATATGAGCGAAAACCTAGAAAAAATGGGCTACGATGAAGAAAAAGTCAAAGCCTACATGAAAGAAAAAGGTTGTGACCGTGCAGAAGCTATGAAAGCTCTGAACATGGAAGAGCCTACAGAAAAAGCAGAAGAGATTGATCCAGTTGTAGCTGAGATCGACGAAATGGACCTGCTGAAAGCTGAGAACGATACCCTGAAAATCCAGAACGAGGATTTGCGTAAGGCTCTTATCGAAAACGGCTTCATCATCAAGTCTGATTCAATCGAAAAGAAAGTTGAGCCTGAGTACCTAGAGTACAACGGAGAACAAGTAAATAAAGCAGACATCCCTGCGGTAATTCTAAAAGCACTAGAAGAAGCTGAACTTGCGAAAGCAGACGCTGAACTATCAAAACGTGCTAAAGAAGCTCTACCACACTTTGCAGAAGATGTTGCTAAATCCCTTGTCGCTGAGTTCGGTGAAGTTGAGGGTGTCATGGAAACTCTAAAGGCTGCTGATGCAGTATTCGCAGAGAACATGGAAGAAGTTGGTAAGTCAGACGCAGATGGTGAGTTTGCTACTGCTGCTGACAAACTAGAGTCTCTTGTAAAATCTTACATGGACGAAAACAAGTTAAAGAAGAGCGACTACGCAAAAGCATACGCTGCCGTAGCTAAGACCGACGAAGGTAAAGCTCTTATCAATAAAAGCTATAAAGGGGAATAATTATGGCTGTAATGCAAACCCGTGACACACGGACATTCGAGGCTGGCGAGGACCTATCATCAGCACAATTCAAATTCGTAACACTAGAGTCAGATGGTAAAGTAGACCTAGCTGACGCTGCTGGTGAACGTGCTATTGGTGTTCTATTGAACGATCCAGCAGCAGGTGAGTCTGCAACAGTAGCAATCTCTGGTAAAGTTATGGTAACGTCAGGTGGTACTATTGCTGCTGGCGCACAAATTCAAACAGACGCTTCTGGTGACGCACTTACCGCAGCAGCAGGTGATGTCGTTCTAGGTTACGCTTTGGAATCAGCAGTAGACGGTCAGGTTATGGCTATCGAGTTGATCCAAGGTGGTAACGTAGTACCAGCGTAACCAGCAATAGGAAGGATATAACACAATGCCATTGCTAACTCCAAGTTCAGTACATATTGATCAACCGTTGACAAACCTAACGATTGCTCATGTACAATCTCAAGAGAACTTTATCGCTGATAAGGTTTTCCCAACTGTAGGCGTTCAGAAACAATCTGACAAATACTACATTTATGACCGTGACAACATGAACCGTACAGGTGATGTTAAGGCTCTTGCACCACGCACAGAAGTCAACCGCATCGGTATGTCACTATCAACAGGAAGCTACTACGCTGACGTATACGGCCTAGGTATGGACTTCGACCAGCAGACACTTGCTAACGAAGATGCAGCCCTAGAAATCCGTACAGCAGGTGCTGCTACATTGACAAACCGTTTGTTGATTGACCGTGAAGAGCGTTTCGCTGATGCCTTCTTTGCAGCAGGTATCTGGGGTACAGACAACACGCCATCAAACTTGTGGTCAGACTACACAAATGGTACACCAATTAAGAACGTCACAGACGCTCGTCGTACTATGCAGTTGAAATCTGGCGGCTTCAAGCCAAACACAATGGTTGTCGGTAAAGAAGTACGTGACATCTTGATCAACCACCCAGACATCCTAGCACGTCTAAACGGTGGTGCAACTGTTGCAAACACAGCACTTATCACAAATGCTAAACTTGCTGAAATCTTCGAGGTAGAAAACTTCTACGTCATGGAAGCGGTCAAGAACACATCTGTAGAAGGTGTTGCAGAATCTAACAGCTTCATCGGTGGTAAGAACGCATTGTTGGCACACGTTGCTCCAAATGCTGGTCTGATGACACCAATGGCTGGTGCGACATTCGCATGGAACAACCTAGACGGTGTGAACAACTTGGGTATCACAGTTGAATCATACTCTGATGACGCACTTAAGCGTATGCAGGTTGCAGAACACATCCAAGTTAAAATGTCTTATGACATGAAAGTTACAAGCGCAGACTTGGGTTACTTCTTTGAAGCGGTAGTAGCATAAGCTATTTACCTTGAGGGGGGCTTCGGTCCCCCTTATTTCTAATTACTAGGAGACCCCGATGATCCGACAAGATGAAATGCCTTTCCAATTCGACCGCCCACTATTTGTTCGTGTACCCCTAGAGGCTGCTGGACGACAGTGGCAAGCTGGCGAAGAGTTTAAGTGGAAAGAGATGTCCATGCCAGAGCGCAACGTGATGACGCTGTACAACCAACGTGTGTTGCATCACAATGCTGAACTAGAGAAACAGGTTAAAGCTGGTGACGGACTAGAAGAATTAAATATTGATGGTTTACATGCAGTGGTAGACGCAATCAATGCTAAGGTCAAAGCTAAGACATCTAACAATGCTGCCTTTGAAAAGCAAAAGTGTAAGAAGTCTAAGATACTTGATAAACAGCGTGGGCTTATTCGTAGCTGGCGTAGAAACTATGGACACTATGAGGTAGATTGATGGCTTGGAGCTATGAGGAAACTGATCTAAGGACAACAACGGCCTCTGGTCGTCTTAACACTGTCCGACTGTTACTTGGGGACACTGACACAAACGATCAACAGGTTCAGAACGAAGAGGTCTTTTTCGCTCTAGCCCAAAACAACGATAACGTCTACTTTGCTGCTGCATTCTGTGCTAGGTTAGTATCATCTAAGTATGCACGAAAAGTTAACACATCTATTGATGGTGCTGTTAGCGCAGACTACAGTGATTTATCGCTTCAATACAGTAAGCTGGCAGAAAGCCTAGAATACCAAGGTAAGAAGTCTGGTGCTACTGTAGGCATCAAAGCAGGTGGCATCACAAAAACTGGTGTTGATGCTGTGAGAGCAAACACTAACCGAATTACTCCATCATTCCGTCGAGATCGTTTCCGTAACCCACCAAGTTACAGTGGAGATGACTACGGCTCAGATTACGACTAAGGAGTTCTAGATGTCTTTTCGATCCTTTGATCCTTACAACTTAATTAAGGACTTCGGCAAAGAAGTCACGTTACATAAGCAAACATCATCTGGATCGTATGACCCTGCTACAGGTACTATCACTGGTGGAGCTACGACAGACTACACGGTTACTGCTTACTTCTACAACTTTCAAGAGGGTATCAACAACAACGAAATTCGTCGTGGTACTCGAAGATGCGTTATATCTGCTTTAGGTCTTTCTATAGCACCTGATGATGGCGACAGTATCTCTGGTTTTGGTGACAAGGTTCATATTACTCGTGTTACTACTCACTACAGCAATGGTTATGCCGTTATGTACACTTGTGAGGTAGCTGAGTAATGAAGATAGTTGTCAACAGGTCTTTCTATGACAAGAAGCAAAGATTAAAAGAGTTCCCTGCTGAAACGCTTGAAGCTGTTGCTAGAAACATGGCTGTAGACGCACCTGCGTTAAGTCAGTATTTCGTAGATACGGGGGCCTTTATAACATCTTGGCAAATTACCGATGGTCGCAGAGGCCGTCCACGGGGTAAATCATCTCACGGTAGACCTAGACGTAAGGGTGACCAAGCGTTTGCTAGGGCAATGGCTCAAGAATCTACTCAGCAAATGATGTCGGACATAAATAGAATTGACTTCTATAACACAACCAGACTGGTGCTTCGTAATGGTGCGCCTCATGCTAGGTATGTCGACGCTAAACACTCTAAAGTTATGGACCAGTTGAGGAACAAATATGGCAGATATACATAAAGACATTAGGGCTGCTTTAGAAAGTCAACTGGCTAATATAACGGACGTACCGTCAATAGCCTATGAGAACGTCTCATTTAGCCCTACAACAGGGGAAAGCTACCTAGAGGTATCCTATATCCCTATTACTCGTAGGCCCACTGTACGGGGCTTAAATCCACAGCAGAGATACGATGGTATCTTTACTATTAACTGCTATGTCCCAGAGGGTGCTGGCCCAGCGGCAGCAGATACGTTAGCTAAGAACGTAATGGAAGCGTTTGAGGCCACAACAAAACTTACTCACAACAGTAAAACCATAAACATTGACTACGCAGAGAGAACTCAGGGCATCGTTGATAGTCCTTTCTACTTTGTTCCTGTATCAATAGGTTGGTACGCTTATAATTAAATTAGGAGATAACTCATGGCCTTTGCACAGGGTTCACGTTCTAGCTTGTCGTATATCGTAGAAAGCACATTTGGTACGACACCTGCTGGTAACTTTACAAACTTACCTTTTTCTACTCACTCACTAAACCTAACCAAAGATCGTGTTGCTGGTAACGACATCCAGTCCGACCGTATGCCACGTGTTGATCGTCACGGTAACCGTCAAGTAGGCGGCGACATTGCTGTTGATCTACGTGATGCAGACTACGACGACTGGCTAGAAGCTGCTATGCTTAACACATGGTCAAGTGACGTTCTTAAAGTTGGCACAACACCTAAGTTCTTCTCTGTTGAGGACTATGCGGCTGACATCGACCAAGCACGTTTGTTCACAGGTTGTACTGTAAACTCTATAGGTGTTTCACTAGCACCTAACCAGATGGTATCAACTACTTTTGGTGTTGTCGGTAAAGATATGACCATCGGTGCTACAGAGAAAACTCAAGATGCTGCATCAGGTGCTGCACCTTTCGACGCTTACTCTGGTAGCCTAAAGATCGCCACTCACGGTTCTTCACTAGCGGAAGCTGCTATCGTAACAGGTATGGACTTCACGTTGACTAACGGGTATGCTCCTACGTTTGTTATCGGTGATGACTCAGCACCAAGCCTAGAGTTTGGTCGTGCAGAAGTAGAAGGCACACTGTCTGTATACTTTGAGGATGCGACACAAATTAACCGCTTTGTAAACGAAACTGAGACTGCCCTAGAGGTACAAGTCGGTGACGGTTCAAACACTATGACTTTCCTATTCCCACGCACTAAGATCAACTCTGCTGATGTGGGTGTAGACGGACCTACGAGCCGTGTGATTTCTATGTCCTTCATTGGTCTATACGACACAACTGAAGGTACAAACCTTAAGATCACACGTGCCTAAGAAACCCTAGCTAGGGCGGGGGGTGTTGGTGTCGGGTCTGGCATCCCCCATTTTTCTACCCGACTATCCCGAAAGGAACCTGACATGGATTTAAAAGACTTAAAACCTAAAAGTGATACTGTAGAAGTAGAGATCGTTCACCCAAATACTTTAGAACCTTTGAAGAACGAAGATGATTCTACTATGACTATTACTATGTATGCCCCACACTCTAAGGAGTACAAGGCTGTCGTACATGAGCAAACCAACAAACGCTTGAAGCAGTCCCAAAAGAACAAACGTCTAGAACTAACTGCTGAAGATTTAGAGCGTACTGGACTAGAGTTGTTAGCTAAAGCCACTAAGACTTGGAACATCACGTTTGGTGGTAAACAGCCCAAGTTTTCTGTTGATGCAGCTATTGATATTTACGACGAGGTTTTCTGGATACGTGACCAGATTGAAGAAGCTATTAACGACTCTCTGGATTTCACGAAGCCGTAGTACAACAACTCTGCGACTGGGCAGAGCATACCTTTAAGCTAGACAAGCCTACAGGTAAAGGTGCTACGGAAAGAGATCACCTAGAACAAGTACAAAAGCAGACTGGTAAAAGTGTATCTGGTCTAGAAACAGAAGTAGAGTTTCCTAGTGTAGTAACATACCTCTGGTCTGCTTTTATAAGTTTAAGTAATTCACGATCCGTTGGTTTTAGTGGTCCAAACCCTTTGACCTACACTGAGATAAAATCGTGGATGGAAATAACTCACACACCTTTAAGGTCTTGGGAAGTAGAAGCAATAAAGCGGATAGATGCCGTTTATATAGGAGTTGCACATGGATGACATCCAGTTAGTGATGAAGGTTGATACGGCACCAGTTGACCGTGCTGTACGAGTTATGGACAACTTAGAAGCTGAGTTGCGTGATGTCGAACGTGCTATGGACAAAGGTCTTATCACAGAACGTCAGTTTAACGCTGAGACTGCCCGTCTAAAAAACTCTATGACACAGTTAAACAGGGTTGCTAAGGGTTCTGCTAAAGACTTTCGTGCGTTTGAAAAAAGGATATACGGCTCTGGTAAAGCCCTTCGTGCCAAAGAAATGCAAATGCAACAGGCTGGCTATCAGCTACAAGACTTTATCGTACAGGTGCAGTCAGGGACTAACCCACTAATTGCGTTCTCACAGCAGGGTTCACAGTTAGCAGGTTTCTTTGCTGGCCCTTGGGGTGCTGCTATTGGTCTTGGTATTGCTGCCCTTGGTGGCCTTGGCACTGCTTTGTTGGGTACTAGTGGAAAAACAGACGACTTTGCTACGTCCCTTGATAAAGCATCAGACGCTATCTCAGAGTGGAAAGACGCTGTAGATGCTGCCAACGAACCTACAAAAAGTCTTGAAGATCGTTTCGGTGGACTAAGTGATTACGTCTACAGGGCTAGACAGCAGGTAGCAGAGTTTCGTAAAGAGATCGCCCAGATGCGCTTTGATAACGCATTAGACAAACTAATGTCTGATTACGTTTCACAAAGGGGTGCAGGTGCTAGGGGGCAACGTATAGCTAAACAGTTTGACCTTGGTCGTGAGTTTATGGTGTCTTTAAAAAAGGAGACACGTTCTTCGGTACGCCGTGAGGCAAACACTATCGTATCACAACTAAATTTCTTGCAAACTGGTGAAGGTCGTGATGACCCTGAAATGCAAGCATACGCATTAGACCAAATCATTAATGCTATGACAACCCTTGCTCAAATGAAAGATGGCATTAGTGAATCAGAGGCAGAAATAATTGACCACTTTATGTCCCAACGTGACTTGATCTTTCAAATGAACGAACTCACCAACGACCAAATAACAAAGACAAAAGAGCGTGGTGACCTTCTAACCCAGATTCAAACTGACGCTATGGCTATGGAAGCTGAACTAGCGGCAGAAGCTAAAACAGCGCAAAGTGATGCAGTTAGAGTTAGAGCCGCACTGGAAGCTAAGTTCACCGCAAGAAGGATTGCAGAAGAAGAAAAAGTAGCTAAGGTAAAAAACGGACTAACAGCCACAAGCCTTACTAATGCTACAAAAGCTAATGCTGACCGTATTCAAAAGGAAATCGATGCAGAAAACATCCGTCAGGCATTAGAAGATACATTTCGTCAACGTACAGCAGATGCTAAAGAGGTGGCGGCTAACAATTACCACAACGGTATGATAGCTAGACAGACAGCCTATTACGACAGAGAACGTAGGTTAGCTAAAGAGGCTTTTGACAATGCTTTAACAGTATTAAATGTTGCTCATACGCCCTCTATGATTGCAACACTTGCTAAGTACGCTGGTAGAGGTACTGTTGATAATAGGGAACCTATTTTTGGCAATAGTGGTGAATCTATATACGACGAAGGTAAGACAAAAGGTAAAACCCCTGCACAACAACTTGACGAGTACATGAAGGGTCTTGAGAGAACCGTCAAACTAGAACAAAAGCAAGTTGGTGTATCTGAGGAAGTCGCAAGAACTCTTGAATTACGTGAAGAGTATGAGAAGCGTGGACTAAAAGTTAATGAAAGTCGTATCGAGGCTTTGGTTAAAGAGGAAGAGGCTCTTCGTAAGGCTACTCAAGCAGAAGAGATGCGTAAGCAACAGATAGATACTATCAGTAACCAGATGGAAGCTGCCTTCATGGCTATGGTTGATGGTTCTAAGAGTGTTGGCGATGCCTTTAGAGACCTAGTTCGTCAGATGCTTATGGACGCTCTACAACAGAAAGTGGTTTCTCCTTTTGTTAGTGCTATCATGGGTGGCTTTAAGGCTGACGGTGGTCCAGTACAAGCTGGTCGTACCTACATGGTAGGGGAACGTGGACCTGAGTTATTTACAGCACCTACAAATGGAAATATCGTACCTAACCATGAGTTGGGTGGCGGTAAAGTTACTGTAAACCAAACCATCAACGTATCTACTGGTGTACAACAAACTGTACGTACTGAGATCAAGTCCTTGATGCCACAGATTGCAGAAGCATCTAAAGCAGCCGTTGTTGATGCTAAACGTCGAGGCGGTTCGTATGGAAGGAACTTTGCATAATGGCTATTACTTACCCACTAGCGTTACCGACACATACAGGTATAGCCTCTATTGAGTTACATGCGATGAATGCAGTAGCTTACAGTCAGTCCCCATTTACATTTCAAGGTCAAGCACATGCTTACTCTGGTGAGATGTGGACTGCTGATGTGTCGTTACCACCTATGAAACGTGATGACGCAGAGCAATGGATAGCCTTCCTGATGAGCCTAAGAGGTCAGTATGGCACCTTCCTACTGGGAGACCCTAACGGTGTCTCAGCGAGGGGTACAGCGACTTCTGCGACTATCACAGGAAGCACAGGGGATCGTAGCGTAACAGTTGCTATGACTGGAACACTAAAGGCTGGTGACTATTTTTCCTTGGGTACTGGCAGTGACAAACGACTGTATAAAGTGTTGGTTGACAAAACTAACGGTGGTACCTTGGAAATTTGGCCAGCTTTACGTGCAGACGCATCGACAGCTACAGCAGACTTAACAACACCACAGGGTCGTTTCAGACTAGCATCTAGCGACACAAACTGGTCTATTAATGATGCCAGTTTCTATGGTTTAACATTTGGAGCAATAGAAGCACTATGAGCCGTACTTTACCGACAGGTATGGTTAATGCACTCACCGCTGGTGAAGTTGAGTTATTCCATGCCTTAGAACTACAATTCTCTACTCCCATATATCTATGGACAGGTATTGGTAACAAAACACTTACTCCAGAAGGTGGATCATCAAACACTTACATTGGTGTAGGAAACCTGTTGGAAATGGGAGAGCCTTCTGAGTCTGCTGACTTGTCGGCACAAGGTTTAACTGTATCTCTAAATGGACTTAACAGTAGTATTTTATCTGCTGCACTATCAGAGAACTACCAAGGTAGATCAGCTAAATTGTATTTAGGTGTCTCAGGGGTCTCAAATATGGCAGAGGTGTTCTCAGGCTATATGGACGTTATGACCATTAACGAGGCCGCAGACACTGTAAGTGTTTCCCTGAACATTGAAAGTAGGCTTATTGATCTAGAACGACCAAGAGTTGCTAGGTACACACAGTCAAGTCATCAAAGTATCAGTGGAAACTCTGGCGATAAATTCTTCAACTTCATTACAGACATTGCAGATAAAAAAGTAGAGTGGAAGTAATGCTACCCGACTGGAAACAGAACCTGACAACTTGGATAGAACAAAACAAAGACAGACGTTTCTCATGGGGCGTACATGACTGCTTTGTGTTCACCAATACTGCTTGGCGTAAGATGACAGGCAAAGGGTATGCAGACGAGTGGTACGATAGATACTACGACAGAAACTACAGACCTTTGTCGCCAGATCAGATGCGAGAAGAGTTTGGTTATCAGGAGTTATATGAGGCTCTTGATGAAAAGTTGAAACGGGTGCCTGTTACCAGTTCTAGTTATGGCAACTTGGTCGGTACTACAAAAAGATCAAATCTAAATACTACAAGGGTTGCGCTGGGCATATGCCTAGGAGACACCTCTGTCTTTGTCGGAACACGTAGGTTAGAGTTTCTTCCTACTGACGATATAGAATTTGCATGGAGTTATAAATGAGAGATGAATTTGGTGCATGGGCAAGAGGTACTACATTTCTAAGCCCTAACTCTAAGTTGCATAAGATGCCTACGGTTATTGCTAACGCTATTGCTGCTGCTATACCTGCTGCACAGGGTACTATGTTTGCTGCTGGCGGTACAATATCTACACTTTTCGCTGGTGGTGCTGCTATATCTTATGCCACAGTTGCAGCTTACGCTATCTACACTGCTGGCACCATGTGGGCTATACAACAGCTTACACCAAAAGCACCTTCTCCAACCAGCCCAGACTTGAGCAACCGACTACAGCCAGATTCACCTAAGCAGGTGATCTACGGTCAAACACGTGTCGGTGGTGCTATTACTTACATCGAAAGCACAGACAACAACAGTAACTTACACCAAATCATCTGTATTGCTGGTCACCCTGTAGAGGAGATCGGGGACATCTACCTTGATGATGACCGTGTAGCTGCATCTAATGTAGGCAGTGGTGCAAGTTTCGGTGGTTCTGTAAATGATGACGACTGGAAAGATGGAGCTAGCCAGTTTGTAAAGGTATACAAAGGTAACGGCTCTAATAACACCACTGCCCTAGCAGGTCTGTACGTATCTACAGACAACTCAGATGTAAATTCTACAGACTTTACAGGAAACAATACATCTTTCTTGTACACTAACTTTGAGTACAGTAAGAAAGTGTTTACTAACGGTATCCCAACCGTAAACGCTGTCGTAAAGGGAAAGAAAGTATATGACCCTCGTAAAGATAGCACATCTGACGCTTATGATTCAAGTCTTGGAGTATCCACACACAGAAAGACTACTGAGTCCACTTGGCAATATAGCAATAACCCTGCGTTATGTATTCTAGACTATATCACTCAAGATCACGGCCTTAACACTGGGTACGACGAAATTGACGACCAAGAGTGGGCTGATGAAGCAGACATCTGTGACGAAACAGTTACACTTGCTGATGATACAACACAAACCAAGTATGAGCTAAACGGTGTGTTTACAAGGGATATGGCACCTCAAGAGGTGATCCCTGCTATGCTGTCGTCTTGTGGGGGAACCTTGTTCTACACCCAAGGTAAGTGGGTACTACGTGTAGGTAAATATAGGACACCGTTAAGTGTTACTCTTGATGAAGATGACCTGCGGAGTCCTATCTCTGTTGACACTAAGACCTCTCGTCGTGACCTCTTTAATGCTGTGACTGGTCAAATTGGTTCTCCTGATGAGGACTGGATACCTACAGACTTCCCAATGATCACCTCTTCTACATTTGAGACTGAGGATGGTGGCGACAGAAATACACTAGAACTCCCTCTTCCATTTACTACAGATATGGCTATGGCGCAACGCCTAGCTAAACAAACTCTGTACAAGTCTAGAGAACAAATTGTCGTTAATGCACGGTTTGGACTTAAGGCTTTTGACGTGAGAGTTGGGGACAACGTCAAACTTACTAACTCACGTATGGGCTGGAGCCAAAAAGTCTTTGAAGTTGTTGCGTGGAAGTTTGCTTACGGTGAAGGTGCAGCCCTAGAGGTTGACCTAACACTAAAGGAAATATCCTCTGGTGTATACGACTGGAATGCAGAGGAATCTTCTTTCTCTAGCAACAACACAACATTACCTAAGTACAACTATGCACCTCAACCTAGCTTCGATGGTAGCCCAACAACTGAGGTCATCATTCAGTCGGACGGGACAACTGTCGTTAATGCAGAGGTAGCTTGGACTGTAACTGACGATGCTTATGTAAACGACTACGTACTAGAGTGGAAACGTACAAGTGAAACAAACTATCAGTCTGTCGTTACTAATAACCAGTTCTATCGTATCTCTGGTGTAGAAGTAGGGGACACCTACGACTTAAGGATTAGTTCACGAAACAGGTTAGGTATTCAATCAGCTACTAGCTCTACAACAGTTACTATCACTGCTGATACTACTGCACCTTCTGCACCTACAAGCGTTTCCGTAGAATCTGCCTTTAGGTCTAATATCATTAGTTGGACTAACCCAACAGATAACGACTTTAAAGATGTAGAGGTTTACGTCAATACAGTAAATAACTCAAGCACTGCTACACTACTAGGTACTGCATCTGGCTCCTCATTTGTTCATGGGGGCCTACCAGAAGAGGCTACCAGATACTACTGGGTAAAAGCTAGAGACTTTACTGGAAACACCTCTGGTTTTTCATCGGGGGCTAACGGTACAACCTTAACTGACCCAAGTGGTGAAGCAGGTGAAGATGGCGACGATGGTGCGACAGGAGACACTGTAGTTACTGGTAAGGTTTACTATCAAATTCTACAGTCTGGTGCGCCTAGCACCCCTTCTGCTACTAGCTATAGTGTATCTACTGCATCCTTCACAGGTCTAACATCTGATTGGTCGCTTACACAACCTTCTGTAGAAATCACAGACACAAGTGTAAAAGAGTGGTCGTCAGACTTTACTGTTACTATTGATGGAGTAACCTCTGTACAAACTATTGTCTTTACGACACCCAATGGTGCAATACAGGTTACTGCTGACCTAGAGAGCGATAACTACGTTGCTGGTACCTCTGGTTGGAAAATTGAGCGTGACACAGGTAATGCAGAGTTTCAGAATGCTACCATACGTGGCACTCTAGTTGCTGATGATATTACGACAGGAACGCTTGATGGCGACAATGTAAGTATCACTAATCTGAATGCTACCAATATCACCGCTGGTACACTAGAAGCTGACCACATTAAGCTGACTGGGTCACAACTGCAAAACAGTGGTGGTTCTCTTGTTATTTCTGATGGGGGTGTCGGTACAGTAACAGTTGCAAGTAACGCCATTACTGACACAAGTTATTTTTCAAGAAGCACAACAACACTTACGTCAACACAAGATGTTTCCTTGGGTACCTTCACCATAGCGGAAGGCACATCTTCAACTCTCATACAAGCTGCCGCCAACTGTTATGGTTCTGGCACTGGAACGATCTATTCCTTGGGCTTGAAGGTTGATGGGGGAACTGTTGCGTTGTTCTTAAATGGCAACAATGACGACTATGCGACTTATGACGACCTTCGTTTCCCAATTCAAATACTTGATAGAAGGAACTTTGGCACAGGTTCACATACGCTTGAACTAGGTGCAGTAATTCAATCAGGAAGTAGCATTGATCTTGTTAGTCTTGATGTCGTTATTACAGAATTAAAGAGGTAATCATGTTTGCTTTTTACAGTACATCTGATGGTCAAATACAATCTGTAGTTTCAGCTTCATCAGAACCTCAAGCACCTGCTGGTTTTGCTTACATAAGCTATTCGCACGACAAGGATGACATTCATAAGTATGAGGTTGTCAACGGAGTGTTACAGCAAAAGTCTCAGTCTGATATTGATGACATTGAAATACCAATGTTACAGAGGAAACTTCGTCGTAAGAGGGATCAAATGCTAACCTCTACCGACTGGACACAATCACCAGATAGCCCACTGTCTGACACTAAGAAACAGGAGTGGGCTACCTATCGTCAACAACTACGGGATCTTCCGTCTAATACAACAGACTTTAGAAACCCAACATTTCCAGCGAGGCCAACTTAATGGGATACCAACTAGGAACACGAAGCAAACAAAAACTGTCAGGTGTTCACCCTGACCTAGTGGCTGTAGTCTCACGGGCTATTGAGTTGTCAGAGCAAGACTTCTCTGTCCTTGAGGGTATACGACATATTAACCGTCAACGAGAACTAGTGAAATCTGGTAAGTCTACTACCATGAACTCTCGACATCTAACGGGACACGCTGTAGACCTAGTGCCTTATCCTGTGTCGTGGGACTGGGAGTACTTCTATCCCATTGTAGACGCTATGAAGGCTGCTGCGGAAGAACTAGACATTGACATCACATGTGGTGCTGACTGGAAAAACTTTCCTGATGGTCCACACTTTGAGTTGTCGTGGAAGGCGTATCCGTAATGGAGTCTTTAGGGTTAAAGAGAACATACCAAAAGGTAATGACTGCTAACGGACCAGCCCAGATGTTGACATATGCATTCTGGGGGGTCCTTATGGCTGGGATGTTTCAGGGTGTCTGTGAGATGTGCTTCTCAGATAACTTGTTATTGTTCTGGGCTTCTATCAGTGCTGCCGTAGTTCCTGTAACTATATGGGCTGACCGTACATGGTTACGTAATGTACTACTGTTAGATGTGGTTGTATCATCTTACATTTTGGTAATGTTCTTGATGCATGAGCCTCATACAGTAGAGAACGTATATTACACGATGACTGCTACTGGTATGGATGCTGGACACAGGGGTGAGGCACACAGTCTATCTGACTGGTTCCATGCTTCCGCACTTATCTGGATGACCCTACATGCGTTATACTTAGCTGACCTGACTAATAGACAAATATTAGAGAAAAAGAGATTTAGCAATGACGTTTGAGCAAATGTTGCCAATCATCTTAGCCGCCTTGGGGTCTGCTGGACTTTGGGGTTTCCTTTCACTAAGAGCAAAGCAGTCGCATGAGAAGTCTATACGTGACGACAGTAAAAACGCTGAGTTCAATGACACACTAAAAGAGCAAGTCGAAAGACTATCTGAGAAGCTGGACAAGGTAATAGCTGATAAAGAAAAACTATTGCTTGAAATGGCTGATATGAAAGCTAAGTTAGCAGAAGCTAATGCCACTATTAAGCACCTAGAAGAAATGCTACGATCTAGATGATATGCCTTTTGTTCATGGTAGGGTTTGGTCACTCGTTCTATGACGGGTACTACAAATCTTGCTTATACAAATGCGAAGATAATACCCGACGATACTATAGGTTACATCCCGACTATATATGCCCTGAGAGGATAGAGGATGGTTGATCCATTAACAGCATTGTCGGTAGCTTCTACTGCTGTAAGTCAAATGAAGCAACTTATAAACGCAGGTCGTGATACAACACAGGCAATGTCTAAATTTGCAGGTGCATGGGCTGACATCAACGAGGCAGAACGACAAGCAAAGAATCCACCTTGGTATAAGTCCTTTAGTGGATCATTAGAGGAACAAGCAGCACAAGCATTTTCATGTAAGAAGAAAGCACAAGCCTTAAAAGTTGAGCTAGAAAACATGATTCGCTTTGTGTATGGTCCCACAGGGCTTCAAGAGTACAAAGACATCTTACGTAATATGCGTAAGCAGAAAGAAAATACAGAATTTAAGAAAGCTAAACTCAAGCAAGCTATCATAGAGTGGACTGTAGGTATTATCGTAGCTATAGTTTCTATTACTGCTTTAGGTTTTGTCTTTTGGTTTATTGGAAAGGGTCAAGGAAAATGGTAACACCAGAGTGGTTGGACAAGTGGCGCATATGGCCTCGACTTATAATTACGCTTTACGGGTATGCTTTCTATAAAACTACCACTTGGTTTATGGACTTACCTGACCCTACTAATGCACAAGCAGGTTTTGTGTCGGTTATCGTAGGTGCTGGTGCAGGTTTCTTTGGGATTTATGTAAATGGTAAAAACGTATCGACCACTACTATTAGTAGCACTTCTGTTAAGTCTAAGTAGCTGCGGTCTGTCGTCCCTAATTCCTATTGGTGGGGGACCTAACGTAGCAGCTAACACACAACTTGGACAAGAGAACTATCAAGGCGTTACGACAAACGTAGATAGGTCAGTTAGACCAGTACTACGACCAGAAGGCCCTGTAGAGACCGTACAACAAGACAACAGTACGACAAACAATACTGAGATAGACCCACTGCTGTTAATTCTTTTGGTGCTTGGTTGGCTTGCTCCTAGCCCAAATGAGATAGCAAGAGGAACTCGACAACTTATAAAAGACCTGTTTACTAGAAAACGGGACGTATAAAACTAAAGAACCCCCTAGGTTAATTCCTAGGGGGCTTTTTTGTATCTATTGTTCTGATATGCCTAACTTGTTCATACACATGGCTATACCTTCGTATAGCATCTCTACATCCTTCTCTGCCTTACCTACACGGTACAAGGTCCAAGCATTGAACCCTAGACTTGTAATTAGCAGTCCCTCTACTACACTCATTTACGCTCCTGTTGTTGAATTAGTGCTTCTAGATACCATCGGGCCTTCTTAAGGTCCTCGACACCATTCTTGTATCGCCAGCGGTGTAGATACTTGGCTACATTTCCACGGTAGTACCCAATGATCTCTTCGTCGGTTAGGAAGTCCTTGATGTACTCAATGCACTCAATAGACCCCTGTCCGTAGTGTGCAGGTTGGTTTACGTTATCTAGGGTTAAGGTAACGTCCTCTAAATCTAGGGTTATTGTATCTTCTAAACTCATAGTCTCTCCTTCATAAACACCTTTACCCACTGAGCGCAGATGTCTGACCTGATGATGTCGTCCACACCAAACTCAATAATTGGCACAGGCAACATATGTTTCTTTGCTAGATGGATCACCTTCGACAAACCATCTGTCTCTTTCAAGTCAGATTGTTGCGAATCACCATTAAGCACAATAGTAGTCCCTTCTCCTACTCGTGTCAACAACATCTTTAGTTCGTGGGTTGTAATGTTCTGGCTTTCATCTACAATTATAAAGGCATTATCGAAGCTACGCCCACGCATAAGTGCAAGAGGTGCCATTTCAATGTTACCATTTTTTATACCTGTTTCTACTGCACCCTTACCTAAATGCTTTTCTAGTACGTCTAGCACAGGTAAGGCCCACGGCATTGTCTTTTCTGTTAGGTCACCCTTTAGGAAACCTAGTTCTTTTCCTACGGCAACGTGAGGTCTTGTGATGACGATTTTATCAATTTCTTTCGTCGTGTAGAGGTCGGAAGCATAAGTCGCCGTAACATACGTTTTCCCAGTCCCCGCAGGACCAAGGATAAAGACCTGAGAGTTTTCCCGAAGAGCATCTAACAATTCCTTTTGTTTGTCTGTACGAGGGACGATCCCAGAGGTTTGTTTCTGGGTAGCTCCTTTGTAGTTAGTTTTTCGTCGGGTACGGGTCTGTTTCTTGGGTGGTTCATCCATACACTTGTTCCAAGACTAACTTAGCTTTATCAACAGGCATGTTAAACCATTCTCCTTTGTTATCGACACCCATCTTCTTGCAAATCTTATGTGCCATTGTTTCAGACTTTCTGCGGTTAGCTACTTTAACTGCATACTCAAGTTTGTAGTCTCTGTTAGGACTGCTGGTTTGGTACCCATTTAGGCGATCCTCTGCATCTACAGCCATGCCAATCTTAACCCAGTCAGGCCATGCAGGGTTAGTAATGATATACACAAATCCTTCTTTTACCCTTGTATAGTTCTGTAGGCTTGAGAATGCTGCATCATTAAAAGACTTATAACGACCAGTTTTCCACAGTGGGTGAGACCTTGGTATATACTTCCCATTAACATACATACGCCGTTTGTTTCCAGCTTCTACGCCTTTTTTGTGGCACTCTATACAACGGTTGTATTTGTTTTTTGCTTGTGACGCATACCAGTTGTCTCCAACTTTAAGTTTAACATTACAGTCAAAACAGTTACAGTCATCCATCTAAGTACTCCTTTAGCTCTGTATAGCCACCTATATGTTCCCCTGTGTAGGTCCATATCTGTGGTACAGTCTTTAGTCCTGACTTCTTGAACAAGTCTAGTATCCATTTGCTTTCCTCTAGGGAGTAGTGACTAACACTACCCCCCTTGGAATTGATAAGCTGTTTAGCCTTGTCGCAATATGGACAGTTCCGTCTGCTTACCATTACGTACATCATGTCAGGTCTACGATCTCACAACTATCCCCAGAACAAGCTAATGTCTGCATAGAAGCAGTATTGTCCTCTTTCTCGTAGTCTGTCAGTTTAGACCAGTCGATCTCTGTTGGCATTAACGACAATAATTCCTCGTACTCTGATTTGGTGCAATCCTGATAAGGTGCCTGTTGGTACGTATGGTCTGAATGTGGCAAGAAAGACACACCTGACATCTCGTCGAAATGCTCAAACACAAACGCACCTACAGATACCCACTCAGAATCACGAACTGAGATAGTCACTGATGGTTTATGCTCACACCAGTGTCGTTGATACGTTAGCCACATCTCAAGTTGTTCAATAGCTGTCATATCATTACGAGTGATTGCACCCTCTGGAGACTTCTGTGGAAAACTAAACACTGTCGTGTTATCTGGTTTCATCACATCAGGCTCACTAGGTACCCCTTGGTCAATCATAAACCGTGTAAGTGGGTCCTTATTGTCTCCACGCACCGTGCGGATGTAATAAGGGCTGTGACGAGCGTGTATCCCACTAGCAGAATCAACAAGTTGGGAGACAGTGCCACTAGGTTTGACACAAGTGATAGCAGCAGAAACAGGGACACCAAGACGTTCAGCCCATTCAGCATTAGTAGAGATAGCGACATTTTTCAAATGCTCCAAAGTTTTAGCTAATCCAGCATTTTTACTTGTCATTAGCGGGTTGTCCATAATACCCGTTAGGCTAACCCCCAACAGGCGTTCTTCTTCCGTATTTGTTTTCCATATTTTACGAAGATACGGAAACTTCGTCATAGTGGACTGGATAGTCCCTAAGATTGTAGCAAACTTAACCTTACGCTCTAAGTCCTCAAGCGAATCAGTTGCACGAACTACAACTTCTGTCAAGTTGCAAAATTCGTAAGGGCGCAAAATTATCTCAGAACATGGATTCGTGCCAAAGTTGTGTTCTGGATCACGTCTACCATTTTTAGCTGCTTGCTTCTGTGATGCCTGACGGTTGAAGATGCCACGCTCACCTGACTTACTTTCGATCAGTGCTGTCCACTCACGCATGAATGTCTCTGCATCTGGTTTCTCAGA